CCGGCCTGTGCCTGGAAATCATCGAACTGGTAAATCTGCAGCTCCGCCACCCAGCCAGCCGCCAGCGCCCTCTCGCAGCTCACCACGGCCCGGGGTGTGGCCGGGAGCTTGACGCTGATTGATTGCTCCGTGCCCCCGTCGCCCTCGACGAACCCGTCGGCCATGAAGGCCACGTAGTCCCACTGCTGGCTGCTCCAGGTCGCGGGCGTTGACCAGAACGACTGCCACCGCTCGCGAACGATCCCTGAGGTGTCGGTGAGCTTGAGGAACTGCGCCTGTGCCCTGGCCATCGCTCAGCTCCACCCCAGCGCGGTGCGTGCCTGCGGCGTGCGCAGGGTGCCCACCATCTGCTCAGCCACCTGCTGCAGGCCCCGTTCGAAGTCGGCAATCGAGACCCACCGGCTGCCGTCCTGCTGCTGCATCACCGGGCCCGTGGTGATGTTGATCTGAGGGGCTGAGGTTGTGGAAGCCGAGGGGCTGGAGCCAGATGGAACCACCCCGGCGCCGCGCTGCCCCGCCAGGAACCGGGAGCTGGCGGCCTGCATCTTTGATTCGGGGATGATGTACTCGCGCTCCCCACCCTCGCCCACCATGGCCAGGGTGGGGCGGCTGACGACGCCGCCTTGGGCGAAGGCGGGTACGGTGATCTCTCCGACCAGTGCCAGCTGGGTGCCGCCCACGGCGCTGGCCAGGCGGTTGTAGGCGCTGATCAGCACGTTCACAAGGCTGCGCACGCGGTTGGCGGCGGTGGCGATGAACGTAAACATCCCCCGCACGGCGTTCTGGATGCTGCCCACCATCGAGGTCCACAGGCCCTGCACAAAATCGGCCACGGTCTGCATGGCCCGAGGCATGAACTCAGTCACGGCACGCCAGGCGTTGGTGATCGGCTCAGTGACATAGGTGGCGAAGGCCTTGCCCAGTGGCTCAAACACGCTGGAGCGCAACCACTCCTGAGCGGCGCTCACCGGCTCGCGGATGCCCTTGCTCCAGATCAGCACCCAGGGTTTCACAAACAGATTGTCGATTGCCACGGTGACAGCCTTGAACCCGGCGGTGACGGTGCCCAGCAACCAGCGGAACATGGCCGTAGCTGGGTCCCTGAGCACCTTCGTCCACAGCAGCACCCAGGGCAGCACAAGCAGGGTGTTGGCGATGGCCAGCACATTGTTCAGCCCCCAGGTCGCCACGCCACCCAAGAACTCGAAGTAGGCGGTGGCAAATCCCTTGATCCCCTCCCACACCCCAATCCAGAACTGCCTGATCGGCTCGCCCCACTTCCACAGCGCTTGCAGGCCGTTGGCGATGGCGCCACCCAGCCACCCGAAGAACTCCATGATCGGCTTGCGGAACGCGATCGCCATGGCCACCACCGCAGCGATAGCCAGGACGGTCCAGCCGACGGGGCCAGAGAAGAACGCCAGCAGGGCGGGGACCACGGTGCTTGACAGGAAGCCGATGAATCCCGTCAAAGCAGCAACTGTTGCAGGAATGAAGGCAATGAAGCTCTTGGCAAAGTTCAAGAACTGCAGCGCCGTTAGCCCGATCACCACAGCGTTGAGGATTGGCCCCAGCGGACTTGCGGCGACACCTAGCAACGTGAATGCCGCGGCCAGAAGCCGGATGGGACCTGGTAGCCCAGCCAGTAATGCCAGGCCTGAGATCCATTTCGTAGCGGAGAAGATCGCCACAACGCCGCTGATGGCACCGACGAACGAAACGATCGAAGGCACCACATAGCCAAAGGCCAGCAGACCAGCAACGGCTCTGATCGCAGGCTGCAGCGCCTTCACAAGGCTGGCAGAGGCTTTGATTACAGTCGTCAACGGCGGCAGCAAGGCTGCAAGCGCTGGCAAGAAAGCATTGCCCAGCTCAATTCTCAGCTGAGTAAATCCGTTATTGAGCAGTTTGAGTTGATTTTCGGCGGTAGCGCTCCGGGTGGCGTATTCCTTGAGTACCGAACCTGCGGCCTTGGTGCTGTCGTTTGACAGTGCCAGAATCCTATCCAGCTCGCCAATGTTGTTGATCAACGGGGATAGCGCCCTTGCTTCATCGCCGAACAGATCACTGATTAAAGACAACTGCTGAGACTTGGGCAGGTTGCTGATCTTGCCCAGGACTTCCGTGATTGTGCCAATGGCGTCCTTTTCCATCCGATCGGCAAAGCCCTGGGTCGAGGCCTTTGCCAGCGACTCTCCTGTTGCTTTCGCGTTGGCTTTAGCACTCTCAACGAAAGACTTCTCAGCCTCTTCAATGGCCTTGAACCGGCCTTCTGCGGCAGCCTTCTGTCCATCCATAAAAGCGTCTTCCTGTTTTTCCACCAGCGAGAGGCGATCTGCATTCGCCTTAAGTTCAAGCTCCCTGCGATCATCCAGCTGATCGCGAATCAATTGCTGCTGATCTCGGGCTGCCCGGCGCTGCACCGTCAACTCGCGGTCTACCTGATCACGGACGGCTTCAATCCGCGCCTCGTAGGCGTCGCGGATCCGGTCCACAGCGGCTGTAGCGTCGGTTTTCTGAGCCTGAGCGATCTTCTGCGCGTAGTCGATCTCGGCCCCTTCCTGGCGCTGCAGGGCCTTGATCTGTGCATCTGCGCGATCTTGCAGGCGGTCCTCTTGAATCTTGGCTTGGTCGTCCCAGTTATCCTGCAGCGCCTGCTGTTCATTGCGGTATCGCCGGTTGATCTCTCTGCTCAGTCGGTCGGTTTCGTCGCGGGCGATCTCGATCCTGCGGTCGCTTTGCTCCTGGGCCAGGCGGGTGACCTGATCCTTCTGAGACCTGGCCGCATCCACACGCCGGCGGCTGGCGGCCTCCGCCTCTCGGGTGAGCTCGGATTCGACCTGTTTGGCGTCCGCCATGCTGTAGCCCAACCGGCGCAGAGCGTCCACCTGTCGCTCAGTCATGGAGGGCCCGCGACTGAGCGCCTTAACCATGTTGTTGAAGCTGGTGGCGGCCACTTCCGTTTCAAATCCGGCCTGCACCATTGCCGCGCCAAATGCAGCGGTCTGCCCAGCCGTGAGTCCCACCATCTGACCGACAGCGCCAGAACGGGTCATAAACTCCACCAGCTGAGACGCTGATGCGCCCGTGCTGTTTTCCAGGTAGTTCATCATGTCGGCCAGCGAGCCGACTTCCTTGTTGGACAGGCCCAGAGAGACGCGCAGTTGGGCCAGTGATCGGCCGGCCTCTTCCGCGGTCATCTCAAAGGCCGTGGCCACCTGCGCAACCATGACCGCAAAGCCTCTGAGCTCATCTCGCGCAATGCCCGACGCCCCAGCGGCTGCATAGATCTGAGCAAACCCCTCTGCAGCGATTGGCATCTGGCTTGAGAGCTCCAGAATCTCGCCGCTGATCTCCTGCAGTGCGGCAGGGGTCTCCAGTCCGTCAACCACCTTGCGAACGTCGGCAACGGCGGATTCAAACTGAACGGCAGCCATCACCGAGGTGCCGATTGCCGCAGTGAGGCCGGCAACTTTCAGCGCAGAAGATGCCCATCCTTCGCTGGCCTCTTTCGGGGCGTCGTTGAAGGTCTTTCGCGCCAGCCCGCTGGATTGATTCAGGGAGTCCAGGTTGTCCCGCAATGCGCTGATTTCTTGCGCACCTGTAACCTTCGCCGCGATCCTCAGGACCGCTTCCATGTTCATCGCCATTACCGCTTCCCTCCCTTCTTCGCAGGCTTCGGCTCAGAGGCCTTGTTGATCAGTTCCTTGGCGCGGCTCTCCATGATCTGCAGATCCTCCAGAGCCTGGCGCCGGTTACCCACAGCGTAAAGATCCATCATCTGTAGAACGACGCCATAGTCCAGGCCCACCACGCCAGAACCGCCAACACGCCACTGGGTTTGGCACTGCAGGAACAGCATCACAGCATCTTCATGCTCAGGCCACACCTCAAAGGTCTTGGGCTGTAGGACACTCTCGGGCAGGCATGATGCGTCCGCCCCGTAGGCCTTGAGGTCCGCCAGCAGGTCATCATTGGCGCCGCCATCACCGTGCCACCAGTGATCGACAGCGCCCGTCAGTTTCCCTTCTTGGCCACCTCCATGGAGTTGAACCAGGCGCGGATGATCTGGCCTGCGATGGTGGGGATCTCCAGCAGCTGATCCAGTGCGGTCTCACTGAATGGCACATCCTTGCCGCTGTCGTCGGTGATGCCGGCCCAGCCGATCAGGATCTCCTTCGCGGCGGTCTTGTCGTCCAGTGATTCCTCATCGGCGCGGCCGAGCTCCAGGGCCCGGGCCAGCTTGATGATCTCGTTGATCCGGCTCTGCGGCAGCCGCTTGAACTCCGCATCGAAGCTGTGCTTCTCCCGCCGGCCGCCATCCA